TTCTGCATAATTTCTGGTAGGAACCCATGAATATCTTTCCTATACTGTGCACCATTAGGTGCTACACAAAACTCACCATCAATCTCAACCTCCTTTCTTAAAAGCCGTTCAACGCTCGCGCTGGAATGTCTAGTCTCCCAGAGGGTCTCTGGGGAGATGTTGTACTGCATAATAAGGTGAGGATAAAGACTATTGAGGTCAAAATTAACAACCCAATCATAGCGTCCTGGTTTCGGTTCCTTGACATAAGCCCCTTCGTACTTCTGATTTTTATCTGATCGTTTTGCTGGTGGTACAACAAGATTTTTATTCTTAAGAAAATTATATATGATGGTATCCCACATACGTACTTGGAAATACACATCTCTTATGTTGACTTTAGCATCATATGCTAGAGCAATAGCAAGCTCTATCAACTTCATCTTCTCCTCAAGACGAACTACCAGTTCCACGTCTTTGATGTTGTAATCAATAAACTTCTGCCAGTCCTTTGTATAGAAATCTTTGAAGTTTTCAAACTCACTGTGATCAAGTTTCTTCTGACCTAGTTCTACAAATGCAATGTGATCTAAGCGATATGATTCTTGATTAGTATACGTAAATTTCTTATAAAGATCAAGATAGTCTACAACATTTATACCAAACATGTTGTATATTATTTGCTGACGACCTTTTATCTCCATCTCCTCACGATGAACGATGCCCCATGGTGACATCTGCTTCATCTCCTTCTCACCAAACAACCGTTCCATACGTCCACACATGTATGGTACGTCATACAGTTCTACATTCCACCCCGTGAGAATATCTGGGAAATTAGTAGTCCAATAGTGAAGAAAGCTACGGAGCAAATGTTCCTCGCCGTCACATAAGATATATTCAACGTCCTTGCGATCCGTCCTATAAGGTTTGGTGCCCCATACTTTGATCTTACGGCTGATATAGTCTTGTACTGTAATGCTAAGAAGAGGTTCCGCGCATTCTTGCACGTTAGGAAACCCATTTTCACATGCCACTTCGATATCAAGAGATGTAACCTTAAGACTCTTAAGGTCATAGTCCACTTCTGCAGGAAACTCTTTTGATATGAATTGGTAGAGATATCTGTCATACCCATGCACCTCAAAATTGTCTATGTCTTTGTACTTGTCCCTAAATGCCCTAGCTTCTCGTATAGATTCAAACTTAACAGGCTTTGCGTATCTACCGTCAAGTGTTCTGTGCTTGGTCTTCTTATCAGTAACGACAAAAAGGGTTGGAGAAAACTTAAACTTCCTTTGGATACGTTGTCCGTTCTCGTACCCCAGATAAAGTAGGTTATCTCCAACCATCTGAACATTAGTATAGAAACTCATTCTTTAGTAACTAGTTCGTACTTATTACGGATGGTTTCCGTAGGTTCTACTATTGTAGCAAGAGTTTCAGAATAAATCAAGACATCTGTGTCAGTTGTCCAACTGGGCCATGGTTCTAATGTACCATCATCCTTGATTAGGTACGGATCCTGTAGGTGGCAATTCGGTTCCTCCTCCAGTTGTTCCACCTTCGAGATCAGGTGCATTCCCGACCTCAGAATCACTACCATCGTCTCCATCTTCATCCTCCAATAATTTTTCTGCGTCAGCAAATAGCTGTTCCATGTCAACGTCAGCATCCTTACCAGCAATCATATCTTCATGCCTTTGGAAGCTCTTTTCATAGTTCTCTTCTTGTATAGCAGCGAGATACTGCTCGGTAATAGTATCCAATGGATCATATGCGGTTAACACATGATGACCAGGTAAATAAAAATCTCTATCTTTACTCAAAGGTGCCCATGGGAACCAAGATACTTGATATCCTTTCTCTTGGTTTATGACAATACCATCTTCATTGGAAACAATATCCAATCTAAAAGGCTTATGTAAATGAAAACCTATAGGATCCTTAGTATCAGGATCAGTTATCTCCTTAACTTCAGTGATAATCTCTTCACCAGATTTCAATAATAAAAGTTTTACACTCATTCTACACTACCACCTATCTTCTGTACATTAGTAATGTATGTATCACGAAGACTAGGTACTGGTTCTAAAATAGTAACAACCATGTTATGATTAATTGGAACTCTAGTCTCAGGTGTTAAAGGACACCAAGGAGAATAGTTAACTCTAACCTCTGGATCCTCAACAATACCTGTACCATCAAGTTTTGGTTGTTGATACTCTACCCTATAAGGATAGTTCATAATATATGCTTGACGAGCACCACTGTCTTTATCCACAGCTTCTTGCAAATCACAGATAACATTATCACCATTGAACATGATGACAACCTTAACTCTATCGCTATTGACTATGGCACCCTTTGTCTCCTTTGGAGTTACATTAATGGGGTCTTTCTTCTTAGCCATTCTTATACTCTATGTTAATTGATATTATAATAGGGGGACTGAAATTTGTCAATCCCCCCTGATCCATCTCGAACCAAATTATATATAGTCCTTCCTTGCGTGATGGTCTGGAACTATCTTACCTAGTGTTACGACCAGTAGTCCGTCATCGAATCGTACATCTCGTATTTCGGTATCATCTGAGAGTGTCCAGACCCTAGAGAAATCCCTTGCGGCCACTCCTCTATGTCTAAACGTTCTATCATCCTTCTGTTCTTCTTTGCTGCCTTGTACATGTAATTTTCCAAACTCCGTAAAGACTTTGAGCTCATCTTTTTTGAAGCCCGCCAAGGCAACTTCCAACTTCGATTCCACATTGTTAATTTCTATAATATTGTATGGTGGATACGTTGAAGATGTATCAACACCATCCCAAAATCTGTTGAGATATTCATCCATACCAATGCTGTTTCTATGAATCTTCTCCATCAATTCTGGAAGATTCGCAGCATGAAATCTTGCTAAGTTAGTCATAGTAGCTCCTTAAATAAGCGAGTTTGTGTTTTGTGGACCCCGAAGGCATCCACTATTATTTACCACTTTTCCGCTACAATCTCAATAGTGTTATCTACACTTTTAGATTCGGTTACTACTGTGAAGCCTTGCTCCTGTACGGTTTCCACAACCATAACTTTTGCATAAGCTTGTGTGACTTTTTCCAAAAATCTCTCAACAGGGAACGGTTCTTCCCATGTGTCCAACTCGGCAACCAAATGAAATGTTCCATCGTCATCTTTCTTGAAACCTACATCATTTGTGATACCAACTTCAACTTTCCATTGCTTGTGATCATGTCCATCAGGATTTACAAGCAACACATTCTCTTCTACAGCATAACCTAATTGATTTAATGCTTTTATAAGAGAATCTTTCTTAGTAATCTTGGTTTTGATTTTGGTGAAGTGTGACATCTTCTATTTGTTTTTGTTGATAGTACTCTGGTTTTTCTTTTCTCCATTGTACCACACCAAGATCACTTTCGATCTTCTCTGTGATTTCTAAACACCCACTGCCAACGACACCTTCTACAGTCTCTTCAACAGTACCATCTTGGAGTATGCGAAAGATTATCCTTTCCATCAGTCCTCTTTCTTCTTACCAATGTTATATTTAGATTCTAATGTCCAATCACCTTTCTCCTTGTAAGCAAGAACTTTAATTTGACTTAATGGTGCTACGTCAGCAATAGTTTCCTTTGAATTGATGGATATAAGACCCCAATCACTAAGTAACTGAACGATACGATTTCTACGTTGAACATCATTCAAACTTAGATTAGCTTTCTTCCCATCTAAAGCAAATAATTCTTTGAAGTGTACTATAAAGTACCTACCTTGCTTGTGTAAGATATGGCATGACTGATATAGTTTCTTTTCTTTTCTAGAAGCTACACCTATCCTAGTTAATGTCTCTCTTACTTTTAAGAAATCATCTGGTTCTTTTAAACCAACTTCCACCATACTGTCAGCAGTCCACTTAACCTCTTCTGAGATTGAGTTCATCTCTTTCCTCCCATGTCATGTTTATGTCGTAATGATTCAATTTGGGTTTTGGTGAGAAGAGTTAATGCGACCTTCGCTTTTTCGTTACTATATCCATAGTGTTTTTTGACCAGATCCAGATCTTCAATCTGTTCTTTCTTCAACCAAGGAGAAAACCTTTTCCGTTTTCTCAATGTATTTAGCAAGAAAGAATATTGCATATCAGGGTCAAGATGAGCATTCAAATTCATCTCATTAGAAAATAAAATGCTATCAATAGTACCAGACAAACATCTATTAACGATATAAGCAGGGTAAGAAGATATCGCATCAGGGTCTTCATGAGTAAGATCCTGCTTATTGTAATTGATTGAATTGAGCCAATCCTTGAGTTCATATTTCATTAGAAAGTCCTGATAGGTCCAACCACACCAGTCTCATTATTATTGATTCTATAGATCTGAGTACGACCAGTCTTCATCTGACAATGGATTTCACCACCTTGAATGATTGCAGACACAATACTTTGTCCACCGAAATTTGACAACACACCTTTACGTGTGTGATATAACTGTGCACTACCGCTTGGCAGTACACGAACCCCCAAACTTCCCATAATTTGTAATTACTAATTCACGACGTTTTGTTTGATCCTTCATGTAGTCACCAGTGGATCGCATGGTGTAGGTATGAGCAAAGTCATACTGGCACCACTCAAGAAATCGCATAACGATATCAGGGTGGTTGTTATATGATATCATAACATTGCATAAGCAATTGTCCATGACATCAGCAAATTTAGCATGGTCGAAACCTTTATGCATATCACCTTTATGTCCATAAAGTGCATCCTTAATATCATAAGGTGGATCAGCATAGATGAATGTTAAGGTGTCATCTGAGGTGAGTTGATCATAGGATCCATGAGTAATGCGCCACCGCTGGATAAGTTCGGTATATCCTGTGAGTTTGTCGATGCCACGCATGGAGAAGTTAGAATCTGAGGCTGAGGCTGAGAATGAGGACGATTCAGTAAGACCACTGAAAGAGCACTTATTAATGATATAAAAATAAATCGCTCTGTCCTTGTTATCTGTGTCTCCTTCATTTAATTTCTCCTTTGCCTTGTTAAATAAAACTCTTGCCTTGTCAGGGGTGTCATGTTCTTTCTTTAATTTGACTAATTCTTTATGTAGATACTCACCCTCATCTCTTAACTGAATCCAAAAATTAATTAATGGTTCATACAGATCACTAACCCAAATAGGTACCTCTTCTGGCAGTCTCTTGGTCATTTCAATGGCCATACTACCACCCCCTAAAAAGGGTTCACGATACTCTGTAATCTCTCTACTAGGCAACCACTGCAATAGTTTAGGAACTGCCCTAGACTTGCCACCTGGGTACCTTAGAGGGGTCTTTAGTGACTTCATTAATACACCCCTCTACCCATATCGAATGGTGGGACTATCATGGGATGAGGTCTGTGGTCTATGGTTATAGATTCAAATATCTCATTAAGAGTATTTGATAATTGACGGTATCCTGAACCGACATAAATCTGACCAGCAAATACTGATACAGTTGCAGCACCCCAGAACAGATAATAAAATCTGGACTTGACTTGTGCTCTTAGTTTTGTTCTTTTACTCATGATTGTCATTTGAATTCACACTCCACCATTATTTCAGTGAGAGCCGCTAATAGATTTATCTCTTGGTCAGCAACAAATGCTGATTGATATTGATACTTAGCAATAATCAATACCGCTTGAGGTATACTAGAAGGTTTAAGAGCCTCGTAAAGACTATCGTATACTGTTCTTAGTATAGCATTAGGATCATTATCTAAATTAGAAACAATCCACTTACGTGCTACAGAAAACTCTTTCTTCTTTAACGCTGATACCAACTCTCCAAGTTTGACTTCGTTGAGGACTGCCAAGATCCCCGTATCGATTGATCCCGTGGAGCTATACCGCTGAAGTTCGTTGAGTGTTCTTCTGAAGTCTGGGAAGTATTTCTGGACGACCTCAGCGACCACCGCATCATCAAACCGTACATTTTCTCTGGTAAGTATATCACGGCATCGTTCAAAAAACTTAGCAGCGATCTGTTGTTTATTCTTTCCTCTGACATTACAATCAATTACTGTTGTTCTGGAGTGGAGTGGTTCAATGATTTTGTTCTTGAAATTGCAGGTAAAAATGAATCTGCAGTTTCTGGAGAACTCCTCAATACTCGCTCTAAGAAGGAGTTGTACGTCGGGAGTGGTATTGTCGGCCTCGTCGATGATGATAACCTTGTGTCTCGAGCTACTTGTGAGAGATACGGTAGACGCAAAACTCTTGGCACTATTCCGAACTGTATCAAGAAACCTTCCCTCATCTGATCCATTAATGACATAGTAATCAACTC